GCGCTGTCTGCGCGTGTTGCGGCTCTGGAATCCGCATGACCCCCCGCCCCGCGCCCCACGTCATCCGCTGGTTCCTGCGCACCACCGGCTACGCAGGCATCGCGTTGCCTCCGGTGGGCATCTACATCCTGGCCGAGCACATGTACTCCGACCGCCTGATCCGGCACGAACAGGCGCACTGGAGGCAGTGGCAGCGCATGGGCACAATCGGGTTCTACCTGACGTACGTCTGGTACACAATCCGCCACGGGTACCGCAACAACCCCATGGAGATCGAAGCCAGGAAGGCTGAGGAGATCTGAATGCCAACCAACCTGACTGGCAACAGCATCGCCAGCACGTACGACCAGCTCCTGCACGTCGATGACGGCCCGGAGGCCACCGAGAAGACGGTGTACAGCGGTACGGGCGTGGCCACGGCGCTGAAGCTCGGCACGGTGTCCGCGTCGGTCGACAACATCCGGCTCGATGGCAACACGATCTCCAGCCTCGACACCAACGGCAATCTGAACCTCACGCCCAACGGCACCGGCTCGGTCGTCATCGGCAAGATCTCCTGCACGGGCGGGGTCATCACCGGCATCACCGACCTCGCCATCGCTGATGGCGGCACCGGGGCCTCCACAGCCTCGGATGCGCGGACGAACCTGGGCCTGGGCACGATGGCTACTCAGGCGGCGAACAACGTCGCCATCACGGGTGGGGCGATCTCGGGGGTGTCGTTCTCGGGGGTGTTCACCGGCATCACGTCCATCACCTCGGACTCGTTCTTCACCTCCAACGCCACGGCCGGCCTGACCCTAACCAACAACGATCTGTTGGCCGACGGCACCGACACCAACATCGACATCGACATCATCCCCAAGGGTACGGGCGGGGTGAACCTTCCCAAGGTCGACATCGACGCAGGGGCTATCGACGGCACTACCATCGGCGCGAACGCCGTGTCCACGATCCGAGGGACCACCATCCTGGCCACCCAACAGTTGGGGTACACCACGGGGGCAGGCGGCACCGTCACGCAGCTCACGAGCCGCACCACGGGGGTCACGCTCAACCAGATCACGGGTGAGATCGTCCTCGTCGCCGACATCATCTCGGGCCATGAGGCGGATGAGTTCACACTGACCAACAGCGAGATCGCGGCCAACGATGTGGTCGTGGTCAGCATCAAGAGCGGCTGTGCCGCCGGCACGCGCAAGTACTACCAGACCCAGGTCGTCGCGGTCGCCGCTGGTTCGTGTGTCATCGCGGTTGGGAACCTCGACAATGGGGCGATCCCTTCGACCGGTACTGACACTCCGGTTCTCCAGTTCGCCGTCATCAAGAGCGTCGTCGCTTGAGGAGTCCACATGGCCAAGACACCCGCATGGCAACGTGCTGAGGGGAAAGACCCCAAGGGCGGGCTGAACGCCAAGGGGCGAGCCTCCTACAACGCCGCCAACCCGGGCAAGCCCGGGCTGAAAGCCCCGCAGCCCGAAGGTGGCCCACGCCGGGACTCGTTCTGCGCCAGGATGAAGGGGATGAAGGCGAAGCTGACGTCGAAGAAGACGGCCAACGACCCCAACTCCCGGATCAACAAGAGCCTGCGGGCTTGGAACTGCTGAGGAGCCTTGACATGACACCCTTCGAGAAAGCCTACGCCGCTGCTCGTCGTGACTGGGAACAGGGCCGGGGCGGTCCCACGTTCTCCTACGGGGACAAGAAGTACTCTGTCGCCACCCGCGAGGAGGCCGCTCGCCAGAAGGAGCGGGCGCAGTCGCCTGAACGTGGGCGCAGCTACGGGGGTCGTGCGGACACCCGAGCTGACAGCTCCCAGATCCCCGGCGCGGGGTCTGCCAGAGCCCCGGCTGCCACCGGTGGCGGCATGTCGGAAACCCGACGCAACATCGCCAACATCGTCAGCGCGCTTCCGGCTGCCCGGGCTGTGGGGATGGCAGGCAAGGCCATGCAAGCGTCGGCAGCGGCCCGTAACGCAGCCCGTGGGGCGGCTATCGCCGAGCGTGTCGAGCCCCCGTTGGGGACGGGCAAGGTGGGCCGATCGCTTCCGAAGGGGAAGTACGAGCCCATGGAGTACACCGCTCGCGCACCGGGCGGCAAGTTCCGCAAGGGCGGGGGCAAGTGATGGCTGAGTCCAAGCCCAACAACGCCGCGCTGTGGAGCCGCGTCAAGGCGGAGGCCAAGCGTAAGTTCGACGTCTACCCCAGTGCGTACGCCAACGCCTGGGCGGCGAAGACCTACAAGGCCCGTGGCGGCTCGTGGTCGGGCGCGGACAACCGGGTGAAGAAGCGTGGCTAAGGGCGGGCTCGGCAAGTGGTTTGGCGAAAAGTGGGTCGACGTGAAGACAGGGAAGGAGTGCGGCCGGTCCGGCTCCGAGAAGTCCAGTCGGTCGTACCCAGCCTGCCGCCCTGCCGCCGCAGCCCAGAAGATGTCGGCCTCTGACAAGCAAGCCATCGCACGCAGGAAGACGGGTCCTGCGCGGCAATCGTGGCCCGTGTCCCCGTCAGGCAAACGGAAGGGGTAGCCGTGATTCAGGGTCTCGCATTCAGCATCGGTGAGGGCATCATCATTGCTCTCTGTCTTGCGGTCTTGGTCGCAGTCTTGAGGAAGTCCAGCAAATGAACCAGACCATGTGGATCCGGGTGAAGCGCGACGGCTTCATCTTCCCGTATGACGACATCCTGGCCAAGAACCCGAGCTGCGAGGTGGTGACCGAGCAGGTGGCTTTCCCCCACAAGTTCATCACCCCCGAGGTGAAGGAAGCCATCGCCAAGCACACCGAGAAGCCCACGCGTGGCCGGCCGCGCAAGGCACCGCTGGATCTGAGCACCCCGGTGCCGGAGACCCCGGTCTACAATCCGCCAGAGTTGGCGGCTGACGCCGCGAAAGGTCTGCCGACGTGACCCCCAACGAGATCATCACCGAGGTCCGCAGGCTGATACAGGACACCAAGGTCACGTATCGGTACTCTGACGCCATCATGCTCGGGTGGGTCAACCAGACCCTCAAGCGCACGGCGGTGCTTCGGCCTGATCTCTTCGGGGTCATTGGCGACATCGTCACCACACCAAACGTGGTGTTGCAGTCCACGCCGTCGGACTCCCTGCGCCTGATCCAGATCTTCCAGGTCAAGAACGGGGACGCTGTCACCGAGGTTGACCGTGAGACCTTCGACCAGACCTACCCGGGCTGGGTGAACGAAGCAGCCGGCACGCCTGTCAACTTCATGCGCCACGTGCGCAACCCCAACAAGTTCTTCGTCTACCCCCGGCCGACGGCCGGCGTCATCCTCGTGGGCGAGTACGCCCAGGTGCCACCCAACTACGACCTCAACGACACCATTGCCCTGATCCCGGATGCGTTTTTCCCGGTGCTGATCGACGGCGTGGTGTTCCTCGCCGAGTCGGTGGACGACGAGCACGTCAACAGCCAGCGTGCTGCCCTGTTCCAGAAGAACTACGTCGACTCCCTTGATGTGTCGGCCCGCAGCCGCGTCGTCACCGACACTAAGCCGGCTGGCATGGACAGGAAGCAGGTGATCTGATGGCTGACCGCACCTTCGCCTCGCTCGTCCCTCGGGTGAACCCCAGCGTCCCTGGGTGCCCGCAGCAGACGATGATCCAGTACATCCGCGAGTCGGCCATCCGGGCGTGCGAGCGGTCGTCCGCGTGGCGGTACCAAATCCCGTTGTTCAACCTGCTGCCCGGGGTGTTCGAGTACGAGTACAACAAGCCGACGAACACGGACGTCCACATCCTGTTCGAGGCGGTGATGAACGACACGCCGCTCCAACGCATGACCCTGGAGCAGGCCATCCGGCTGTACCCCAAGTGGGCCGACATCTACAGCGGCCAGGACCCGTCCGTCGTCTGGAGCCTCACGCCGCCGGGGGTGTTCAACGGTCAGCAGTACAACGAGCAGCTCTTCAACGGCGGGTCGGGCTACGTCTTGCCGGAGTCCATCGTCGCCGATGGCAGCCAGCCCCAGGTGGTGTGCCAGCTCACACCGGACAAATACCTCGTGCTGCCGTTGCCGGACGCCGAGAAGACCTACCGGATGCGGATGTTCGTGGCGCTGAAGCCCAAGCGCACGGCCACGGCCATGGATGAGGTGGTCATGAGTGACCTGGAGGACGTCATCGTCCATGGTGCGCTGCAACATCTCCTGGCGCTGCCGCAGGTCAACTGGTCCGACCGGGAGCTGTCGTCGTACCACGCCAAGCAGTTCACCTTCCAGCTTGCAGAGCGCCGTGCTCGTGCGAACCTGGGCAATGGCCGTGGCCCGATGATGGCACGGATGCAGCCCTTCGGAGTATGAGATGGCCCTCAAGATCACCAACAACGCCTTTGCGACGATCCCGAGCGCAGTTACCAGCATCGCCACATCGCTGACCGTCACCGGGGGTCAGGGAGCGCGGTTCCCCACGCTGGGCGGGTCGGACTACTTC